TTGTCAGTCTGCTCAGGAACTTTGTCAGTAGTCTTAGAAGGTTTAGCATCTTTATCTCCCAGCGTGTCAGCCTTATTTGTTTGTTCATCGTTCATAAAATTAAATGTCACAGAAGTTTATAAATGCTATCATTTACCTTATACTCTCTGCAAACACTAAGTCTTCCCCGCTTATCTCCAAAGGCACGCCAGTCTGTAAAGCCACAATTATTTTATCTTTGTAAATATCCGCCTTACCCCCAGGCCTTATGAATACCTCAATCCTTGCTAAATCCACTCTCCCGTCTTCTATCCATGCATTTAAGTCTCCTGCAGTCTCTGCCTTTACTTGTCTGTATGCCTGATGAATTCTTGTTAAAGCATTATTATACTCCCCTATCCAATAATCTGCATTTGCAGGGTCTTTTGATGCCTGCATAGCAAATTGGCGCATAGCAAAAGTTCCTAGATTTAATTCTTCTTTTGCCGCTCCAAGTTCTCCTCTAAGTTGTGTTTTAACATTTGCCATATATCCGGTTATTAATCCCCCCACAGCTCCCGCCACTGTAGTTAGTATTCCAGTCCACGGACCCCCTACGAATCCAATCGCTCCGGCTGCCGCACCCGGAAGAACACCAATCAATCCAGCCATTAAAGCCTGGCTCCTATTGACATCTGCCTGTATCACCGGGTCTAAATGTCCTATCTGTCCCAGCTGTCCTATCGCTTGCTGTAACTCCATTTCTGCTCTGCTTGGTGCTTCTCTTAATCTTTTTACTTTATCTGTAAGCATTCCAGCTCCCCCTGAATAAACCTTGTATTCCTCTTTAGTTAGAACTTCTGAGACTCCCCCACGACTCACGCCAATAGTACCATCTTTATTAAAAACGATTTGTGTATCAGTTGTTGGTTTTTCTTCTTCTTGTTTTGGTTCATCTGCTTTTGGAATTTTTTCAATATCCCCTAAGGCTCCACCCCCACCAAACGGCACATCTAAAGCAGTCTTTGCCGCCTCTTTGTCTCTTTCTATTTTTCTTCTTTTCTCTACTTCCTCTGCTCTAAGATTGGCGGCAACATCTGCTGCCTGTTCCCTTGGTGTTCTTGGAATTTCTTTTTGTTGTGTGGCTGTTGTTTCTTTAAAACCAAATCTGCATTTCTTACCATCCCATATCCCCCCTTGAGCCTCACATAGCTGTTTATCTGTTAATTCTATTTTTAGTTTTCCTTCTTCTGGTAGGTTTGGTGCTTCTATTACATCTACCATTATTCTCTAGTCATTGATGCCTCCACATCATTTGGCTGGATACTTACCTGCCCGGTGTTCTTAGACTCATCGAGTTCTGGCTGCATCCCACCCAGTGAAGGCGGCCTGTTAAATTTAATTTTGATTGCCTGCTGTCTCCACAAGTCAGATTCTAAATCAACTTGTTCTTTTGTATAGATTGGCTCAAAGATAACATGTCCCATCTTGCCACCAACCTCAGAAGTTCCGTCGCTGGTTGCAATACTTCTTGGAACTCCCCCTGTTTGATAGTATAAGTTTTCATTATATTGCAGCCAGTTCTGCCTGTCCTCACTTGACTTGCTTGGGTATGGTTCAATCTTAGCTGTGTCTTCCGGAAGTCCAACCATCTCTCCGTTCTTAACTGCCTTTTCTATTTGAGCATTTGCATAAGTTATCTTTCCTGCGTTGTTAGTTCTATAATAAACAATACCTAAAGCTTTATCTCTGTGTTTAATAGTTCTCTCGTCAGCGTGAGCTTCCAATAAAGTATCTATGACCGCCTTGCCTGATTGAATAAAAGATGTTCCGTGGACCTGATCTCCTATTCTTTTATTTGATGAGTGTAAAATATCTTCTACTTTCTCTGTTTTCCATTTCTTACCGTCCCAAATTTCATAACGAATAATCCTGGAACCTTTAATAACAACCTTAACTCTCTCTGGAGAGATATTAATCATATTAATCAATATATTTCTTTCCCTAATCATTTTCATAAAAGAATCTCCAACAATTAATTTGACTACCTCGTGATTCCACATTACAGTATCAAAACTATCCTGCCCCATTCCTGACACATGTTCTAATTCTTGTTTTAAAATTGGGTCATCTGTTTCCCAGCCTCTGCTGACTGTCCAGGTAGCTAAAGCATTTATAGGACTTGACACCTGGGGATGATTATAATAGTAGCCAAAGTTCTCTACTGCTTTGTCAAAGTAAACATAAGTTTCTTCGTTTCCGTCGTTAGCAGCATCTAGTGCTTTACTCTCTACTATAAAGTCCGGGACTTGATTCTTGAAGTCTGTTGTTGTTGCATTTGATAAATTATAGTCTGCCATTTTATAAATCTAATTTGAAAGGTATTAATATATTTCCATCTGTTGCAACAAATGCAGCAGCAGGAGCGAGGGTTGTGGCCCTGTTTTTAGGGTCTATCCCATAAGCATATCTATTGTCAGCGTGGCCTGCGGTTATATACAGCTCAACTGTTAATCTAAGGGTTTCGCCTGCTGCAAAAAGTGTTTCTGGAACTGTTATCGGGAAATTCCAGATTCCGGACACCCCTTCATTATCCGGGCAAGTTATAGTATCAGACTGCGCAGATGCAATCTCTGTCTCAGTTGTGCCGTCCCACTTCCTTATTTTGCATATTACATACATTGTCCCGGGTCCGACAGAAGTCTCTATAGAATAAGGGAGGATTATCACTGCTGTTCCTTTGATTGTTTTCGGAAGATTAAAAGGGCTGAGGTCATAATCATCATCCAGATTCACTGTTGTGGCCTGCCGGACAGTATCCCTGGAGTAAAACACGCTGCTTGAAAGATGATAATCTTTTGTTGCATTATTTTCACTTGAAAATAAATAAAACTTCTGGACTCCTGTTCCCTCTGCTATATCTGTATAACTATAATTTGCCAGTATTGGACTTGCAGTCGAGAATTTTGTTAATTCAGATTTAAGAGGCATTATAACCCCATATCATCGATAACATCTTTATCTTTAATCTTTTTCCTAAATTCCTGCCAGATTATGTCGATTACATTTAATTTAGATTGTGCCGTTGCTAACTGCCATGAATTAGGATTTTGATTAATTGCATAAAATGCTGCTCTGTGTGATGCGACTAAAGCCAGCCATTGTTTATGCGTCGCTGTAATAGTCCCGATGTTTGCGACTAACCCAATTTTATTTCCTGCCTCAGTCTCCATATCTGATTCAGCCATCAAAATCCAGATGTTAGTATTGGCTTCAAGAATTTGAGCTGCACTTGCTCCGTGTCCGATTGCCAATAAGACCTGTGCTGTTGTTGCCAGTATTCCTTCGTCTGCCATTATTTGTTTAACCTCATTTGATTTACTAATTCCCTGATTGCATGAATTTCAAATAATTTTAAAACATCAGAAATTTCTAAAGTGGGATGTTCTGCCTTTACTTTCTGCATCTCTTCTATTAAATCTTCAATTTTCATTATATAGGAATAGAATATACTTTGGGATTTAAATCTTTGTATTTTAGCAGTTCACACGCCCTCGTGATTCCCTCGCAGATATGGGTGTCATATCCAAAGATTTTCAGATGTCTCCTGCCATAAGAGTCTGTATCATAAACATACTGAACAGATTTTAAAGACTGGAAAATACTTTCATCTTCAAGCAGGTCTATCATCCCCTTCTCCATCAAAGAAAGCAATTTAACATATAATTCAGTCTTCTTAATTCCTATCTCTTTCCCATCCTTGTCTATAATCCTCTTGCTGTTTGAAATTCCATGTATTTTGTATTTTGTCCTGTCATCTTTCAGGAGAATATCAAAAACTCCTTTTCCCAAACTCCCTTCATCATCTATAAAAATATGGTCCCCATTAAATTTCTCATCAAGCCCTATTATCTGGTCTGAGGTTGTAGTGATTGGTTGGTCTTCACTTTTCTGGTTTTCAAGTTGAATAAGCCTGTCATCATTTAATCTAAAGACTTCATAAGAGCCAGAGTCTTCTCCTTTCCGCGCGATGTCATCTCCCTGCCCTACAAACCAATCTGGATTTATTACCTTAGGTCTTTGTGCTACCATCCTGTCTCTTATCAATTTATCCGGGAACCATTGCTGATTTTCGTCTGTAAACTGCGCTAAATACTCTCTGGCATACTCAGCCTCGGATAAATCCTCTTTTCTGTCTTCTAAGAACGCAATAGCCTCTGTTTTCTGCTCTTGTGTCCAGGTATCACAAACTTCCCTGTTATTAGCCACCCATTCAGCAGTTTGCTCTATTACAGTCCATTTTTTCCTCAAATTCAGGTAAGCATCATAATAATAAGTCTTTTTATTCTTTTTTCCTTCAAATTTCCCTCGTGGAGTAGAGGAAACCCATATCTTTCCACTGGTTTTCCCTCCTGTAGTGAATAAAACAGCGAGAGCAGCCACCCAGAAACTTCTCGGCATGAGTGCAGCCTCATCAACATATAAAATATTTCCAGTGAAAGACCTGACTGCGTCTCCTGTGTTGCCCACAGGCCGTGAGATGATGTGCGCGCCATTTAAAAGCCATACCCTAGTCTTTGTTGGTTTTTTCTTTCCTCTGTCTATTTGATTTGGACACTTCTTTTCAAGATAATTCAAGACCATTGTTATAATATTTTCAGCCTGGTCTAAAGTATCAGAAACACAGATTATCTGATGTTTGGGATGAGCCTTCATATATTCAGCTGCTTTATGAGAAAAAGTTGTAGTTCCTCCAGTCTGTCTTCCTTTATTTACTAAGACATGCCCTGTAGCGTCTAGAATGTCCTGCTGCCACGCGTCATAGCGCATTATGCAACTCCATGTGGCAATTAGGACACAAGATTATACACATCTTTATTTCCCTATTAAAGGAGGGTTTAGTCCTAATTATATTTACTGCATGTTTTTTATTTTTAGGATTTATATGATGGAAACACAAGATTTGGGGATTCTTTTTATATCCACACTTTTCGCAACATTTATCTTTCTTATAATCCTGAACAAATTTAATAAATTTTAATCGTTTTCTCCTATCACATTTCCTTTTATCTTCTTTTGATTTGT